TTTTTACTGATGACTGATCGTTAGAATCGTTTAGTGAGAATATTTTTGCCATTACTTTATTGCTTTAGCTATCATCGCATCTACAGTATCTTTCATGGATAAACCTTGATTACCTGAAATGCTTAACATTGGATCGTATTTACGATCACCCATTGATGTTTGTTTAGATTGTTTCTTACCATCACCCTTAGAAATCATTTGGTCTGATTTCTTTGCGTTTTCTACAATCTTAAACAACTTTGATGTATGTTTTTTGTTTGTGAATATTGCCATTTGTTCCTCTCTATAAGTAAAGGGGGTGCATGAAACACCCCCCAAGATAAATAATTATGCAGTTAGGTTAAAGATACCATAGTTTGCATTTGGTGCTTTTGCACATAGAGCATACTCAGCTAAGAGTAGCTTCTTGTCAGAGTCACCAGTCTTTGCAAGATCAGTAGTTTGGAATGGTCTTAGGAAATCCACTGACCACATATCCATTTGTAGGATATCTACTCTGTTTGCATTTTGATGTCTGTTTGGTACGAAAGCTACCTCACCGAAATCAGATACATAAATGTCAGTCGTACCGATTGATACTCTGTCACTCGCATCTTTGTATTTCGTTGCCACACCAGTAAAAGCTGAAGCTAGTTGCTTGTGTGATGGTGACATCATTACTGTCTCAGGCTCTCCACCTAATTCAAAGGCTTTTAAAAGACCAGCTTTTAATAATGCCTCTGTATAAGTTCTGTTTGTGCCACCAGCGATTGCTGTTGCACCTGTACCAGCAGGAGTTGCTGATGGTGAACCATTAGTTGAGAAGTTACCAGCAGATGATGATGTACCTGGTTTGTTACCACCATACCATGTTCCAACAGAAGCAGTTTCTCTTGCAGTTGTTGCGTTACCAGCGACTTTTGCATTTTCGATTCCTACTAATGCTCTTTCCATGTCTCGCTTGATCTCTTTACCCATTTTTGCAAGTTGATAAGCCATCTGTGTGGACATACCAGCGTTATCGACTGCATCGTCTGTACCTGAAATCGTTACTGATTTTGCAGAGATTTGTGTTTGGTTGTTAAGTCTTACAGTTGCAGTTCTTGCATCGCCTGTGTAGTCGTCACCTTCGATTTGTGCATTTGCACCAGCGTCAGCTAGTGAGTCTGTCTGCCATTCGTAAAGTGTGTTTGTTGCTGTACCTTTTGATGCGTTACTCATAAAGGGAGTTTCAGTCGGTGAAATATTATAAATTACATCAGCTAAATCTTCTCTTATAGAGTTTGCACCATCATAGGTATCAAAAGTATTGGTTGGTTGTGCCATTACTTATTCCTTTCTATGTTGTTGTTATTGAGAATACAATTCTTGTAAAACAGAAACAGCATCATTTACTTTTCCTGTCTTTCTAAGATTTGCTTTTTTAGATTTCAATCGTTTTGCAACTTCATTATCGTCTTGAATTTTACCACTAGATGAACTGACGACCTTAGATACCTTTGTTACTTTTTTATTTTTCAGGTTAGCTTTTTTTAACTTATCGTAGCGATAAGCATTGGCTAACATAATAACGGATCTGTGATCTACTAACATATTTATTTCTTGGTCTGTGTAACCAATGTCTTTGGCATAGTTTATTAAGTTCTTTGTAAACTCTGCACCCTTTTCTTTGTCAGCATAAATAGGTAGTTTTTGTGCAAGAAGATTTTTTTGCTGTTCAAGATAAGCATTGTATTGTTTGCCTTGCTCCTCTTGTTTTTCAGCTTGTATTCTTTCTTGCTCTTGACTAGCTTTTTCCAATAATTCTTTTCTGCGATCTTGTTCAGCTTTTACACGAACATACTCGGCTGGATCATCTTCATAAAGCCTATCTAAATCTACTCTACTAGGTTCACTTTGTTTTAATTGTTCAGACAATACTTGTATTTGCTTTTCGTATTGATCTCTTTTGATTTTAGCCTCCTCGTTCTGCCTAGTGTATTCATTTTTCAATTCTTCTACACTCTTTCTATCTTGCGATAGTTTTTCGGTTTTACGAGTATAATCACTTTGTCGAGAATAACCTTTCGTGAGTTCATCAAGGGTGACTTCTTGTTCTTGTCCATCGACAACAACTCTATAAAGTTCCTGATTACTTTCAGATGGTTGTTCATCTTCAATATGATCGATTAGTTCATCATCGTCAAAAGCATTTTCGATATTCGTTTCCGAGTCGCTTACCTCTTTTGTTGATTCTTCACTTGCTGTTTCCTGAGTCTTAGAGGCTTCCGTATTAAGTAAGTTCTTCAGGGCATCAGCTACCTCTCCTTGTGAATTAAGAGGTTTGGGCGTTGGTGCAACAGATTCACTGGGAGTTTCTGTTACAGAATCCATTACTGGTTGTTCTGCCATTTATATTTCTCCTGTTATTTTTTTACAATCTTGCCTGTTTCCATAACTGATTGTATTTGCATCAAGACAACTTCTAACATTCTTCTCATGACAAAGATGTTCTCTCGTTGTTCTGAATCTTTTGTGTCAGAGTTTAACCACTCAGTGTGTAACTCTGTTCTAACTTTTTGTACTGCTTCTACAAAGATAGGGTTTTCTAATATGTCTTTCGCTTGTTGGCTTCTTTTAATTTCACTATCTGCCACCTGTAAAGCCAAACCCTTCTTTAAACTTACTGTTTCCAAAGTTTCGTTTGTTACGTTCTATGTTCTTAGCAACATTGGATCTGTAAACAGCATCATTTCTTTTTCTATTACCTTGTGAATCTACAGTTGTTAAAGGTGAAGTACCTAATAAACCTCCAGTCAAATCTTCAGCTATTGGTGAACCACCACCACTTGAAGTTGTGCTTCTCATTGAGCCAGTAAGAGGATCATAAACTTGAGGAGTTGGATTCATTACACTATCAACTGCTTGACCTACAGTAATATTTGGTTGTTTTTGACCATTTATATAACTTTGTAAAGGGTTGCTTTGTACTGTGTTGTAATATTGTTGAGGTGTGTAAATTTGATATGTTCCATCATTATTGTATTGTCCATAACCTTGATCCATGTAGGATTGCATACCTGTTGTAAAATCTGTTTGTCGTCTATCAGCTCCACCTGTTAAATAATCAAATATACCTAAACCAAAAAAAGGAGGTGGTGCTTTTGCTTTTGGATCAAATTTTAAAGTAATATTTCCATCTTTGTTATCGAGAACATAGTCACTTAAAATATTAGAAGCACCAAAAATAGTTGTTGGATCTTTTTTCATTTTATTAAAAAGAACTTGATTAGGATCTAAAGTAGTATTGTTATTACTATCACCCTCTTGTGGATCTCTTTCTTCTACAATCGGAACACAACTTTGAACTACTGGATCATAAACATAACCTTCAGGGCATGGATCATTATCAGGTTTATTATCTTCACTATCATCAGACTTTGGTGGTCGAAAAGGATCGACATCTACTCTGTAGGGGTTAGCTTGTGCTTCACTTGCATATCCACCTGATAAAAAGTTATTAATAATATCTTGTGCCGAAGAAGGCATATTAGGGGTTGCCATTATCTTTTAATTCCTTGCTGTAATATTTGTGTTGCTAGTTTTTCTTTTTGTGTATCTTTAGCGTCATCTTCTTTAATTAATTGTGATGCTAATTTTTGTTGATCGAGTTCTAACTTTTGTGCTTTTAGTTGTAATTCTGCTTTATCTTTTGCTTGTTGTCTTTGTAAATCTGCTTGAGCTAGTTGTATTGCTGGATCAGGTTGTTTCGGTTGTGGTTTTGGAGGATTGACTTGAGGATTGTTAAAGAATTGACTTGCATCTTTGTACCCAGCATTTTCTAAATATTTCTCTAGAGTGTTATAAATCTTTTGAGGATCGACAATACCCATACCACCAGCACCGATTAGTTTTTCTTGTACTGCCAAAACACGACCTAATACTTCGAGTCGTTGATCTTGTGAACCTGTACCGAGTCCAACTTGTACTGTTGCATTGTAACGATCTACCCACTCTCGAGGGTTCATCGGTACAAATTTATTGCGTAATTTAATTATTCTTTCTTGATCTTGGTACTTACAAACTAATGTCAAGATACCTTGAAACATTCTTTTGATACCTTCACTAAAATTTCTTGCATAGAGTTCTATTCGTTGTGTTGATGCGTTCATCATAACATTGGTACTACTTGCAGTTGTATGTGATTTATTGATTTGATCGGCATCTAATCCCATTTGTACTTTTGATACACCTGATCGTGACTCACGAATATTATCTACTTTGTCTAACATCGCTAATCCTTGACTCATAAAGTTAGGGGAAGCTAGGGGGGTGACTGCATTGGGAGACTTGACTCGTACTATCCCCCCAGCTCTGGAAGTAAGGAGATCGTCAATGTTTGCTTGTCCATCTACAACTACAGTACGAGCATTGTTTTGTAGATAGGCGTTATTAAGAGTTTGCCTTAGGAGGGTAGTCTTAATCTCTTGCACATCGCCAATTAAATCATAGATCGATAAACCATAAAACCTATGGGGCATAGGGATAGCAGTTACCATCGCAAAAGGTATTTGCTCTATCGGTTCATTCTCTAAGATGTGATAAGCATTGGGTGCTGATCCACCCACAACAATGTGTCTTAGTTCTGCAATTCCATCGTTATCATAATCACACTTCATGTAGCAATCAATGACTGATACTCGTGTCAGTAAGGGATCAATGTTTTGATATTCTTGAGGCATCGTCTCATCGTCATACGATCTTCTTGTAACAGCCTCTGTGTTATAAATTTCTTCATCAGCTACTGGTAGTTCATTGACAATCTTCTTGTCAAAACCCATACTGATTAATTCTGATCTTGTTTTAAAAACTCGTTGTCCTATAAAGTTACAATCATCTAAACTGTTTGCTGTTTTACTTACTAAAATACTTTCAGGTGCTACATTCTCAATGCAAACACGACCATATTCTTTCACACGCTTGACAGTGACGTTATAAGTCTGTTCCGTAAAGTCTTGTCCAGCAATATCGAGTTCATTATCAGTATCTTCAACCTCTACAACCTCTACTTCAGGATCTGCAAGTATTGCTTGGTACTCAGCAGTGGTTAAATTTTCATACGACTCTTGTTTTTGCTCTTTATCTGTTTTCCAGTAGTATTTGACGAAGCCATTTTTAGAAATAAGAGCATCTTTGAACATTGTGTGCAAGATTTGGTAGCCATTATTGTCTTTGTTAAAGATATGATTAATGTAATCTGATGATTGTTCAGCATATTCGACATCTTCAGGCTTTTGAGGTTCAAATCTGACGATACTTTCGCCCTGTGTAAAGATTCTCATCATACTTGGTAGTATGCTTTCGACAACTTCTAGTACATCTTGTGATCTGACTTGCGATTGACCTTCTACTTCGTTGCCAAGAGGCTCTCCTAAGTAAAATTTTAGTGCATTTTTACGTTGCGAAGATAACTCACCCCCATAAAAACCAAGAGAGTTTGTAATCTCTTGCGATATAAGTGCTTTTAATCTTTCTTTTGTTAATTTCATTATACAATTCCTAGCTTCGGATAGTTAATCTGCGATGACCAGTTTTTCGTTTCCTGTAATCCAGTACATAAATAGCGAAATGCGTCAGCACTATGCGATGTCCAATCGTGCTGTGGTCTATTCTTGCTTTCTCCTCTGTCATTGACTGCCCAACGATATTGTCTTAGGGCATCTAATCCTTCTTTTGTCTTTTCAAAGTCAAACCAACATCGTGATAATGTCATTCTGACTGCGTTAATTCCATCGTCTATACTCATCTTGGGTACAATACTGGTCGATAGACCTAAACTCTGTGCGATCTCTACTCGTGATTTACCTGTTCCGATTTCTCGGACATTGGCGTCATGAGGAAGGTAGTGTGTGTCGTACACATATCCTCGATCTTGTAGGATAGAAGCATAGTATTCTAATGACTCGCCACTATCGTCAAAATAATCAATAAGGTGTATTGCAGTTCCTTTTTGTTGAACAAACCATATAGCAGTTTTATCTGCCATTCCTAAATCCCAAAAGGTAGATACCTTTAACGTAGGATCATAAGGTACAGATGTTACTCTATCATCTTCGTCTGCCTTATTAAGACCTTGTGAGTATATAGCTCCGATTGCGGAGCTTTCGAAACTACACTCATATTCTGCCTCGTATATTTCAGGAGGCATTAATTTTTTTGCTTCGGCTAATTCTTCTTCTTTGACAACCTTCGTCTCTGATGCTTTAAATTTTGTAGCATACCAACCATCATTGTGCATACCATGATTATACAAATCAAAGAAAGAGTTATGTCCTTGAGGCGTACCAATCGCAATCATAAAACCCTCTCTATCCGATAGTGCTGGTCGTATTACTTCAGTCCACATTTTTGGTGGCATCTGAGCTACCTCATCTAATACAACACCATCGATATAAAGTCCTTTGAGGGTTTGTGGTCGTTCACAACCGAGTAATTGTATTCTGCCTCCATTAGGGAGTTCAGCTCTTAGTTCGGTCTCGTGATAATCCATATTCGGCAAAACAGAAGTGTAATACTTGAGATAATCCCAAGCTATTCTTTTCGCCATACTGTATGTCGGTGCTATATAATAATACCGAGGTCTTGGTAGAGGACATTGTAAGCACTTCTTAATCAGCTCATTGACTGTCAGCACTGTCTTACCAAAACGTCTATGACATACTAATACATTAAATCTTTTTAAATTCTTATGAACCTGTTGTTGTAATTCTCTAGGCTTATACGGAATCGTAATTGTGTTCATACTGTTAGTTCTTTTTCCCATCTAAATTTAAGTTGGAAATTAACAGGTTGTGTTTGTCTATTGT